CGAGATAGCGTAGCGTCTCGTGGGCTCGGAGATGTGTATAAGAGACAGCTCAGGGATTTGTTTTTCACCAAAAAGACAATTCAGACTGCTTTGAAAAAGGAGCGACTGCAAGGAGCGACAGGGGGGTTATTAGGGGGGCGGGATGAAAGTTGTCAAGTCGTTGTCTTCTGAATGTTTAGGGTAGTAGTAGTTCTAATAGCAGACATAAGTAATTATTAATATCCTAAAATGGAAGTTGACTTGTCGTTAATTGGTAGCACAGTACAAATGTTCATTGAATTTGCTGGGCTTTCGATTAAGAAAGATACTCCGAATAAGCCGTTCCAAGCATTATTACTAATGCCTTATGAGGATATTTAAGGTGCAATTCCTTAACCCAGTTCAATTACGACCCTTAGTTCAACGGATAGAACACCCGCCTTCTAAGCGGGTTATCAAGGTTCGATTCCTTGAGGGTCGAATTAGGGTGTGTAGTTCAAAGGTAAGAACACTCTGCTCATAACGGAAGAAACGCTGGTTCAAATCCAGCCGCACCCACTTACTATATTATTATGAAAGAAAAGGAATTATGCATCGCTCTTGGTCTATCAAGAGATTTTATGAAGGAGATAAGAACCTCTTATCTTGAGGGGACTGATTGGCTAAGGGTTGAGTCTAAGAAACCAAAGATTCTTTGGGAAGTTAATTGGACTGATAAAGGAATCTTTAAACTTAAAGAGAACTTAGGAATCAAGGATGTAAAAGAAATTGTAACTCCTCATGTTAAAACTGGAACTGTTTGCAGTAAGTTTAAAAATCCTAAAGTCCTAGAAGTTCTAATTGACGGAATTAAAAACCATGTCATTTGTCGTGATAGTTCAAAATTCAGCATCGGAATGGAAGTCAAGATTAAATGGGACGGAATTCGATGGTGCATTATGAGACACCCAAGATTTCCTAATAAATACTAATATGCGTAAAAAGAAAATTAATCATGCAAAGAAAACCGTTTCTAGTAATAGAAGTATGCCCATTGACCCAATGGCTATTCAGCAGATGATGCAGGCTCAGGGTGGCTCTGAAGAGGCAGGAGAAACTGCTCCTGATAATGAAATGAGTGAAGGTTCTCCTCCTATGCCTATGCGTGGTATGCCTTCTGGTCGTGGTGGTATTAGAAAGAAGAATTACAAAGGCAAGAACTTCTAAGTGTCAACAGGGACTCCAGACCCCGATGATGAGGCAGAGGACGAAGAGTACCCTAACCCGATAGAATTTATATTTCTTTATGGAATCTGACAATCAAGAGTTTCAAAAATCAGGAGAAAATGAGCCTGCTTTTAAAATGGCTGATTGGATTGATAATCCAAAAGAGGTTGATAGGTATGCTTGGTCATCTCCATATATTACTGCTCTTCAAAATCATGGTTTTGAAAATGATGAGATTAAAAATATACTTTGGAGTATAATGGCTGAAAGTGGTGGAAAGGGAACTGCTATGCAAAAAGGTGGAGGCAGTGGAATGGGTGCTATTCAATTAACTGGTGATATTAATAAGAAACAGTACAGCGAAAAACTTACTAAAATGCTAGGCAGACCAGTTAATCTTTTTAATCCAGCAGAGTATAAAAATCCTGATGTTAACCCAGCACTTACTGCCGCTTATTTTAGCGACAGAGATACAGGCAAGGGATATCATAATTTTGCTGATGTTCATAAGGCTTTGGCTCCTAAAGACAGAAATCCTCAAAATCGTATAGACTGGCTTAAGAAAAATAAGATTAGACCGCCAGATGATACTGATTTTATGATTCATCAAGAAGCACAATGAACATTTGCCTTGGTAGCACAGTGGTAGTGCAACGGTTTTGTAAACCGTAGGTCATTGGTTCAATCCCAATTCAAGGCTCCATTTATAACTAACAATAATGTCTTTTGAGCCTACGCCTCATCCTATTCTGATTGTACCTAATCAGGATGAATTAAAAACTTTAGTTGAAAAACACGGTGAGCATAAAGTTATGGAATTGCTTAATCTGCGTGAGGACAAAATCCTAGCAGAAAAACTTGACCCATATAGACATGGATTTGACCTTCCACATTGGAAAGAAGCAGACGAATTACTTAAAGAAAATAATGAGTTGTTAATTCTTGGAGGTAACAGAGCGTCTAAAACAGAATGGGCCGCTAAAAGAGTTGTTCAATCTTTGATTAATATCAAGGATGCAAGAATATGGTGTTTGCATACTACTAATCAATCAAGTATTCAGATGCAACAGAATGTGATTTATAAGTATCTTCCTAGTGAATATAAAGAACTTAAAAAGAATAAGATTCAGAATGTGCAGTACACTCAAAAGAATGGATTCAGCGACAATACTTTTATTCTTCCCAACAAAAGTCAGTGTTTCTTTATGAACTACGCTCAAAAGCGTGATGTTATTGAAGGCGGTGAGGTTGATTTTATTTGGTGCGATGAACTTGTACCAATGGATTGGATTGAAACTCTAAGATATCGTATTGTTACTAGAATGGGAAAATTACTTATAACATTTACTCCTATTTCTGGATATACTCCAGTAGTTAAAGATTATGTAAGTAATTCTAAGTTTATTGAAACAAAGCAAAGTGATTTATTGCCAGATATGATTAATGTCATGGGTTGTCCTAGAGGGCATATGCCATATAAGGCCAAAGGAAGCACCAGAAGTCATGCAGTGATGTGGTTTCATAGCCAACTGAATCCATACAACCCATTTAATCAGTTAAAAAAGATGTTGGCTGGAAAGAAACCATATGAAATTAAAATTCGTGCATATGGTTGGGCTGATAATGTAAGTGGTAATCAATTTCCAAGATTTAGTCCTGAACTTAATATTGTATCTGCTGATAAAATACCAGAGGAAGGAACTAACTACATGGTAGTTGACCCTGCTGGAGCAAGAAATTGGTTTATGCTTTGGATGCGAGTTACTAAAGATGGCAGTATGTATATATATCGTGAATTCCCAGATGAGAGTGAAGGTGAGTGGGCAATTCCTTCATCTGATGCAGATGGTAAGGCTGGAACAGCCCAGCGTAATAACGCAGGACGAAGTTTGCATGAATATAAAGAACTTATATTAACACTTGAGCGTGGAGAAGAAATCTGGGAGCGTTATATTGACCCTAGGGCTGGAGGAACAAAGGCTGTAACAGACGAGGGTGGAGTAACCCTAATAGATATGCTTGACGATGGGGAAATACCAATGCATTTTCAGCCTTCTGCTGGAATCCGAATAGAGCAAGGAATTGCTATGATTAATGACGGATTTGCATTTGATATGGCTAAAGACCTATCTGAAGAAAATAAACCTAAACTATATATTAGCGAACAATGTCAAAATTTAATATACTCACTGAAAGAGTGGACAGGTCAAGATGGCGAAAAGGGAGCAACAAAAGACCCAATAGATTGCTTGAGGTACTTAATGGTCATGGACTTACAGTATCAAGGAAACTCAGCAATGAAGAGTTGGGGTGGAGGAAGTTACTAATGGAAATCTTCTATCCTACATTTTTATCTAGAAAAAAAGCCATGTCCTTTACTGGATTTAGCAGAAATAAACTTGAAAGTATTATTAAAATAGAAAAGGTTAAGACAATAACCACAAAATGCGGACACAAGCGTTATTTTCGTGATGACCTATTAAAACTAATTTATGTCAAAATATATTGATTACACTAAGTATAATTCCAGTCAAGATAAACTGGTTTATGCTACTGATGTTCCAGATGTAAGATATCTCTTTCAGGAATATAATCGCTCTACTCAAAATGGTGGAAATGTCGCTAACATCATGGAAAATGATGATATTCGTCTTTCTAGATGGACTGGTCAGACAAGAGACGGAAAGAAACATAGTGAAAATAGAATGGAAGGAGATGGGGCTTTCCCATTTGAAGGAGCATCTGATGTTCGTGTTAGAATAATTGATAGAACAATTAATGACATGGTTTCCATGCTCATGACTACATTTGATAGATGTAAGGTTAAGGTTAAGGGAACTATATTTGATGATTATGATTTTGCTAGTTCAGCAAATATACTCATGGAGTGGTATACTCAGTCTAAGAAAAGAAAAGAAATCAGAAATGAAGCCGAACTTCTTGCACAATACACAATGCAATATGGCTGGGCTGGATTGCATGTAATTTGGGAGCAGGAAGATTCAATTAGATATCAGACTACTACTATAGATGATATCAATCAAATGGTTCAGACTATTATTCAACAGAATCCTAATAGTTTGATGAAGGCTTTGCCAGCGGCTATTCTTGACCCTGCTCAACAGGATTTTGCGGTAAGTCTTATTGAATCATTCCTTAGCACAATTAAACAAAAAGATATAATTAAAGCAGTAATAGACCTTCGTGAAACTGGCAAATGTCAAATTCCTGAAGTTTATCAATCTAAGAATCTTCCTGCAATAAGTGCATTAAAGCCTTTTGATGAAATTTCTTTTCCTCCTGAAACAATTGAAATTCAGGATGCTAGAGTTATTTTTAGACGGTGTTTTATGTCTGAAATGGAACTTCGTTCCATGGCTGAAAAAGAAGGCTGGAGTGATGAGTTTGTTCAGGAAGCAGTAAGTGTTGCTGGTCTTCGTTCTAACTTTCATGACCCAAACATACTTCCTGCGGCTTCTTTAATTAATTATCAGATTAATCGTCAGATGCATATGATTGAAATTGTATATGCATATTCTAAATTGCTTGATGAAGACAATGTTCAAGGAGTTTATTGCACTATCTTTTGTCCTAGGGCTGGAAGCGAAATTTTTGCTAGTCATAAACTTCTAGGTTATGCTCACAACGAATATCCTTTCATTATTTATCGCAGAGAGCGTATTCGTAGACCTATTCAGGAATCTAGAAGCGTTCCAGAAGTTGCTGTCACTGACCAAGAAGAAATTAAAGCACAGCATGATTCAATTCGTGATAGAACTGCGTTCACAACAATGCCTCCAATTCTTGTTAAGAAAAGGCTTGGTGGAATTAATAAAATAGGGCCAGGAATTCATCTGCCTGTTACTTCTCCTGATGACTATAGATTCATGCCTACTCCTACTGGAGATACAACAACGGCTTTTGCTTTAATTGAAAGAGTTGAACAAAATCATGCTTCTTATTTTGGAATGTATCATCCTAATGTGATGCCAGCAAAAACACAAACTACACAACAGTTTGTTGTTAATGGTTGGCTTGATGTTTGGAGTGAAACATTTAATATGATATTTAGTTTGATGCTTCAGTACATGGATTCTGCTGAAATTCAAAATATCACAAACAAACCTGTTCCTCAAAATCTTTCTAGCATATCTAATCAATACGATTTTCAGGTTAAATATGATGTTCGTGAACTTGATACGGATTTTGTAATGGAAAAACTAAAAGCCATCATGCAATTTGTTATGCCACTTGATTCTGCTGGCGTTATTGATAAGACTAAACTTGTCAAGGCGGCTATTGAGGCTATTGACCCAGATAAAGCCAAGGACTTGATTGTTGAAAGTGCTACAGCATCTCAAATGATGTATAAAGATACACAATCTGATATTGGACTAATGATGCTTGGAAATGAGGCTAATTATGTTGAAAATGACCCATCTGCACCTACTAAACTACAGTATTTGCAAGATATTATGAGCAAAAACCCAAAAGCACAGCAACAGATGCAATCTGACCAACATTTTAGGGCTTTACTTGAGAACTATGTAAAGAATCTTCAAATGTCTGTTATGCAACAGCAAAACAAGCAAATTGGCAAAACTGGGGTAACTCCAGTAGCACAACAGGCGGCACAGCAAATGCAGGGACAAATTAAACAGGCTGACCAACAGCAACCTCAGCAGCAATAATGCTACCACAAGAAATTATACATGGTTTTGCCTTTGAAACTAACCATATTACATGGAAGGCTATTCACATGATTCTAGATGCATCTATTGAGTCAGAAGTTGCCACTGCCTTATCTAAGGAAAACAAAGGAGAAGATAGAGCGTGGCATGCTGGAAGGGCTGACGCTCTTATGGCATTCAAGGATGTTCTTATGAATACTAGAAATGAAGTACTTATTGACCAAGGAAGACCTCCTGAGGGTGGTTCGTAAGAAATTGGCTTTTTAAAGAAATAATTTGCTTTTTTATAATTTGCGGTTTTAACTGCAATTAGTTCTGGGACTAATCCAAAAAACCCTGCTATAGTAATATAGGACTTTAGACCTTTATCTAATGGAAAACAACGAATCATCCGACCTTGGGACGGAATCAAATAACCCCACGAAGAACGAATCTCCCGCCCAGAGATTTGATAACAATAAACTCGCTGAAATTATTAGCGAGACGCTCCTAGGAGGCAAGGAGGGTGAGGAACCTTCAGATTCCCAAAATTCTGAAGCGGAGTCCGCAGACTCCGATAATGGTGATGTTCATTCAAAGTTAACAGAAACAGAACCCGAACAAAGTCAGACCGAGGACTCCGAGGAAACCGAAGAAACCAAGTCCGAAGATGATGATTTTGAGAGGGGATTGCCAAAGGGTGTAAAGAAACGCATCGACAAACTCACCGCAAAACGGAGAGAAGCAGAGGCTGAGGTTGAAAGGCTTAAAAACGAAATGGAACGACTGAGCCAAGAGGCTGTAAAGCCAGCACAGGTTCCAACTAGAGATAATCCTTATTCTAACCTATCAACTCCTGATGAAGTGAATCGTGAGGCTGAACAAGCCAAACAGATTCGCAGATGGTGCGAAATGAACCCCGATGGTGCTGTTGTCAGGAAAAATGATGGTGACGAAGTTGAATATACTGCTGAAGAAGTTCGGAAAATCAAAATCAAAGCGATGGATGCCCTTGAAGAGCATCTTCCTAAGAGAATGAATTACCTGAATAACTTTATGCAGATTGAACAAGTCGCTAACAAAGAGTATCCATGGTGGAAGGACAGGAGTTCTACTGAGAGACAAATCGCAGAGACATTCATGAAGCACTTCCCAGAGATACAAAGATTTCCTGACTATAAGATGGTGCTTGGAGATTATATCCGAGGAGTAAAATCCAGAGAGGCTTCAATAAAGAGCAATACAAAAGGCTCTACAGCAAAAGCACCGCTACAACCTAGGGCTTCAGCCTCACCCGCTAGACTTACTGAAAAGCAAGTTCAGTCGAATACGGCTCAGAAGCGTTTTCTGAATTCTGGTAACAGAGATGACCTTTCATCTATAATTGCAAACCGATTCCTGTAATCTACAAACCTATATAATACTATGGCTAATCTAACAGAACCCTCCTTCTCGTCTGGTAAGAGAGAAGAACTCGCAGACCTTATCTCGATGGTCGATGCAAAAGACACCCCAATCACTTCCATGGCGAAGAAGGGTAGCAAACCTGGCAATACTCTTTTCAGATGGCAGGCAGACCGTCTCCCGACTCCCAGAACAACTGGTACAGTCGATGGTACGGATGTTACTTCCTATGAAAACTATGTCAAGGATGGTTCTACTGTCTATCGTGCTGAACTGAGCAACTTCATTCAGATTTTCCGTAGAGCAGTCCGTGTGTCTCCTCTTACTCAGGATATCGCTGTTGTTGCTGGTGTCCGTGATGAACTCGCTAACAATGTTGCTAAGGGTATTCAGGGACTTAAGCGTGACATGGAAAGCACCGTTGCTTCCAGCAATGGTATGCAAGCCGATGATGGCACAAACCCCTATCTCACCAGAGGTCTTGGTAAGTGGCTCACAGCGGCTGGTAGCGGCTCTCAGGATACAGTTCACCCGATTCCTACCGCCTTCCAGACACCTACTGCCAACATTTCGACTGTCGGCACAGCGGCTCTTACTGAAACTGTTGTTCAGAATGTCCTCACAGGCATCTATACACAGACTGGTCAGTTCCGTGACTTTGACCTCGTTTGCGGTTCTGCCCTTAAGAGAGCCTTCACGAATCTTGCTTACACAACTCCTTCTTCTGGTTCTACAAACACCCAGTCTGCTATCCGCACTCTGAATCGTGAATCCGATGCTTCGTCCTACATCTCGTCTGTTGATGTGTTTGAGGGCGATTTCGGTAAGTTGAGACTCCACCCTTCGCATTTCATCAATATCGATGGTTCTGGTATTGGCGATGTGAACAAGGGTTTCGTTATCCCCTTCGACCTTCTGGAAATTCGTTACGGTGGCAATGTTGCTGGCGTGACTGCTCTCCCGAACTATGGCGGCGGTGAAGCAAGAATGATTGAAGCGGTTGCTGGGCTTTGCGTCTACAATCCTTTGGCATTCGGCGTGTTTAACTTCTCGGCCTAACCAATCCGTGTCAGACTTTATCGAAAGTCTGGCAGAGGCAGTTCCTCCCGACCTTAGAAATAGGGTTAAGGAGGAACTCCTCCATGGTTGGAGAATGCAAGAAGTTGATGCTAGAAAGACTGCTAAACAAAGCGGTCATTTTGATAGATTTAATGAACATAAGGCTGTCGATGGCATCGGCAGACCGATAGCGAAAATTCCTGCTACATCGTGGCATTATTGGGGCCATCGACTAGGATATGAATGCTGGGAGGATGACACCTTTCTGAAAGAATTCCTAAGAGATAACCCAGAAACGGCAGTTCGCAACTATGCCAAAAAGACCGTGGTGAATGGTCATATATTCACCGCAGACGGATTTCTTACTAAATGAGAACAGTTGATTTCAGCCAAGTTCTATTCGATGCAGTACAATTTACTGGCAACGATAGGAATAACATAACTGCTGATACTTTTGCTCAATTCAGAGATTTCGCACAATTTAGACTTCGTGAGGCTTGGGAATCAAACCAATGGACTGATGTAGTCAGATTGAAGTATTTTACAACACAGACTGATGCTCCTCAAGGAACAATCAGCGTAGGCGATACAGGCATAACCTATTTTATACAAGACCCAGATGCTAGTGAAGTTCTTGGAGTTTGGAATAGAAACCCGATGGATTCTACAAGGGCAGTTAACCTTGGATACACATTGTATGATGATGGAACAACAAAAAAAGTCATCGTTATGAGCATAATTAAAGAAGGATGGTATTTATACAGATTACCTGTTCCTGCACTTACTGGTGACCCTTATGACCCTACTGTGGTCTATTATCAAGGGTCTCAAATTTATTTTGACTCTGGTTCTGGAACAGGTGCTTTAATGCCTGTCCTTGGAAAACCTCACAGCGGTAATTTTTATATTTGTAACGCTAATTCAACACAGGCTGGACAAAATCCAACAAATTATCCTTCTTCTTGGACTAAGATAAACATTCCTTATATTTTTGGTATGTATATGGCTTGGGGTTCAGCGGCTAATTGGTTTGTATCTGAAACTCTTGTTACAGAAGCCGCCTCATTAGAGGCAAAAGCCAAGGAAGTAATTGACCTTGAGTACGATAAATTCCTACGCCAACAGGCTCAGTTTGGCAAAATAAATATGACCCAAACTTACTAATTTTATGTCGATAATTCAAACATCCTCTCCGTTTCTTCGTAGTTTTTTTCACGAAAGTGGAACAATAGATACTCTTGCTACAAGTACTACAAGCACAGAAATTCTTAGTCCTTCTTCTGTTGGCACAAAGCGTATTCTTGTTGTTATTCAAAATCAGTCTACAATTGGTGCTACCATACAGGTTATTTTTAATGCTACTGGTGACCAAGGCTTGCAAGTTGCCGCTGGTCAGTTGATTTCTGTGGATAATTATAACGGTGCTATTCGTGCTAATGCTTCTGTTGATGCTACTCCTATCCATCTTGCTTGGTCGGAAGTTTAATGCTTACAAGAGTTAACCATAATTTAAGTGTAGGAAAAGGGCTTTCACAAAACTCTTTTTCAAGATATCCTGCGGCTGGAAGTGTTCTTGCATTGGCTTGTGGTAATGGTGATTCATTGGGGGGAACACAGACTTATTTTGATGCGTTAGGTCAACAATGGGATGGTTATTCATTAGATATATGGGTTGAAAAAGCAGATGGACAGGGAGGAAGTTCTGGATGGTTTTTATCTAACCCTCTTTATCTAGGAATAATTCCATGTTCTTATCCTTATGGTTTTATAATTTCTGGATATGATACAGTTTATTCATTACTTTGGTCTTGGGATGACCGAACAAATGTATCATTTGATTTTGCTTACGCATATGATGTTCATATGTCAGATGGGGCTGGTGGAAGTTATCATTATCAATATAGTGCTGAATATTATGCTACAGGAACTGTAATTGGTTATACAACTAATGGAAGTGTTATGTATCAATCTTATGGTTCAACTTATTTTTGGTATAATTATGGTTATATTTTAGATTCTTATCCTGCACATGATGATTTTGATGTTGGATGTGGCGTTCAAGGATATACTTCATATTATGATGTTGTAACTAGGGCAGATGGTGCTGGTGGAAGTTATATAACTAATGAAAATCAAAGATATGAAAATATGGGTACAAGTTATGGTATTTGTGACTATAATTTAAATCGTTATATAAATGTTGGATGCGGAGACTGGCGAATAGGAAGTTATTATAATGAAAATTTTGCTGATGGAAATGGTGGTTATTACTCCAACTTTGTAAGTGACAATTGGGCTCCTTGGGGAACATATATAGGAACTTGTAGTGCTGAATTTTCTATAGATTACGATTATTATAGTGATGGAAGTGGTGGTTGGTACTCAAATCCTACTCCCCCTCCATGTCCTCCGTATGGGTCATTTGCATATACAGATAGCGGATATAATTTAGTTACTATATCTGGAAATCAATATCCTATAGGTTCATATAGTTATGATTATTTCAATGATGGATATTGTGGTTATTATTATACTGGTTATGGTTCTTCTTATCCTTACGGACAATTTATAACATCAGTTCTATTTACAGATAATAATGGAACTTCTATTATGCTTTATTATTATTGTGATGGTAATTATGGAGTTTATTATTCTTTATCCTAAAAATTTATGTCTAACACTAATACAACAACAATCGAAATCCCTGCTGGCTGGTCTGCCTTTTATGATTCTAAACTTAAGAAGACTATTGGTTATTCTCAGTTTCCTAATGGCGGCAAGGCTACAACTCTTCTTTCCATTTTGTCTTCGGACACAGAAGATAATCTTAAATCTGAATTGACTAAACTTGGCATTGAATGCAAAGTTTCTGCTGTTAATCCTACTCCTAAGATTAGTTCTGCTCCTGCTCCTATTATTGCTCCTACCCCTAATATCTAATGACTATACTTCTTTTCATAATTTCTTTTCTTGGTGGTGTTTATGTAGGTGCTAGATGGGCTGAAATGCTCAGAGAGTTGCTACACGCAATCACAGGAAAGTAATGGCTAATGACTACCAACAGGATGGAGATATGGCATTTATCGGGCTTAATAGCCGTGATAACCCTGCCGCATTGCCTAAAGGGGTAGTCAGTCAATCTCAAAACTTTCGTCTTGACCGTGGAGTTGCTACGGTAAGAAAAGGACTTCAGCGTAAAACTTCTTCAGTCCTTGTTGGACAGCAGGTTTACGGTTCTGGAGTATATTTAGATTCAACAGGACAGGAAATAATAGTATTTGTAGTTACTAACGGACTTTATACTTATAACCCTCAGACTGAAACGCTTTCTTCAAAAATAAACTTTCCTTCTGGAGAGACTATTACAACCTCTGTTGGATGTGATGTTATAAGTGCTGTAGATAATGTCTATATTAGTCGTGGACATGATAAGCGTCCATTAAAATGGGATTTAGCAACTACAATTACTGCTTTTCCAACATCTGGTACAGGAAATGCTTTTCCTAATTGCATAGGACTTATTTATTATTGCAATCGAATGCTTGCCATAGGACAAGACCACAACAATGGATATGTTTCCGCTGGTCATCCTAGAGTAAGAGATACTGTATGCGTAAGCAATTATTTAGATTTTGATAACTGGGACATTTCAGATGCATTTACTTTCAATCAAGGTAGTAATGATGAAGTAGTTTCTGTATCTCCTTGGACTCTTAATGAATTTGTTGTGTTTATGCGTAATAGCATTTATTACACAAATATTGGACTTGGAAGATATGCCTATAGCGACCCACTTGGTAGTGAATCTTTTGTAAAAACGCTGGTCAGCGACATAGGTTGCATGGCTAAAAAAAGCGTAGTTCAAGCAAACGGTGGGGTATTATTTCTTTCTGATAACGGAGTTTATTTTATGACTCCCTCTGAGGTAGGTTCTAATGAGTCTATGCGACTATTGACTAAAGCAGACCCATTATCAGCCCCAATTAATGATGTTATCCAACGAATCAACAGAAATTATGCTTATCGTGCTGTTGCTACCTATTGGAACAGCCGCTATTACCTTGCCGTTCCTTTGGACAATTCGACTGCTAACAATGCTGTGCTGGTGTTTAATTTCATCCTTAAGCAATGGGAATCGGTAGATGTGTATCCATCTGGTTTTGATATATTAAATCTTGTCATAGCAAAGAAGGATAACCAAAGGAGACTATTTTGTATTGATAACGATGAAGGCGTGATGTTGATGGAAGAGTTAGATTGGGATGAATATGGTGTTGCTACTGGAAGTCCTATTTTGCCGTTTTATCTTCCTGCTAAATTAAACGCAACAGCCTTTAAAACTAATCAAATTAATGCTGTTCTTAAAACAAGAAGTTATGTGTTTAATTCGTACAGCGATAAGCGTTTTACTAACGCAGAAATAAATTACAATTTTACTGCTGGAAGCCATGTTCAGACATATGCTGATGTATCTAATATAGATAGCATTGAACATATTGACAATTATGGTTCTCCAATTGATAATGACGAAACTAGACGAGTCCCTATTAGAAAATATGGGACTTCAATGCAATTAAGATTTATAGTAGACAATTTAAGACCTTCTATTCGTTCTGCTTTTATATACGCTACCCAAAAGGTCAAAAACCTCATTTCCAAGAAATAACATGGCTCAAATCTCTAAAGGACAAACTTTCAACAATGGTGACCAAGTTACTGGAACTACGCTCAATCAACTTGTTGATGCCGCCACCCTACTTAATGGTGCTATAACCGAACAGACTGCCCTTTCTGGCTCTGTTGATGGTGCAGACCTAGTGTTGCTATACGACCAAACGGCAACAGCCTTACGCAAAGCAAGCATTACGGATATTCTTAATAGTGCAACTACTGCTAATGTAACAACCCTTACTACATCTGCAATTATAGGTCAAAGCAATTCAGATATAGTTATTACTCCTAATTCTGGAACGGTTGTAACTGGAAAGGCTTGGGCTTCAGTTGATGGTATTTTAGTTACAGTTTCTTCGACTGCTCATGGTCTTACTACTGGTCAAATTCTTACTTTTACATCTTCTAATACAGCATTTAGTGGTGTTTATGTAATTACGGTAACTTCTGTTGATTTATTTACATATACTATAAGTCCAGTTTCTACTGCATCTAGTGGTACTGTATCTTATACAAAACTAGGAGTTGTTAATATTAATGGTTATGAATACATTACTTCTGGATTAATTGTTGGAGGAACATTGACTGCACTAGGAAATACAACATTTAATGGTGTAACAAAGTTTGCAAGCGGTATAACTGGAGATACAACATTTAATGGTAATGTTACTATTGGTACTGGAAAAACTTTTACTTTAGATACTGCACCAACAACTACATTACAAGCGGCTACAAAAGGCTATGTAGATAGTGGTTCTAAGGCAACTAGCAAGGCATGGGTTGTGTTTGCTGGTGCTACTGGCACAATTACTAATTCATACAATGTAACAAGCGTTACAAGAAATGGTGTTGGAGATTACACAATTACATTTACAACAGCAATGGCAAATAACAATTATTGTGTAATTGGAAGTGCTAAAGGTCTTGGATATGATAATGTGTTAAGCGGAGGTGCTTCTACTGCAACTAAAACAACTACACAACTTCAAATTGCCACAATGACTATTGGTGGAACAGCAGTTTCTAGAAATGATTCCACAGAAGTTTATGTTTGCATATTTAGCACCTAATGTTTCTTACTGATTTATCAGATTTTATAAAACAAAACAGATACGCTGGCAGGGGAAAACCTTTTACATTAACCGACAGAGAACTTCTTGATTACCTAATATGGTCTTTTAACAACAACTATCTTATAGTTGCATCAGATGAAAATGGTATTTCTGGTGTATGTATATGTTATGCATTGCAGAATAAATTTAATAACAATATAATGAATTTAGTTCCTTCGTTAGAAAGATTCACAAAAGAACAAGAAGCAATTTTAGATATATGTGTAATGGATATGATTTCCAAAACAAAAAAATCAACAGAATTTATAGTGTCCAAACTTTGGGAAAGATTTCCTAACTGGGAAAAACAAGACAAATGGATGGTACGCTTTGATAAACCAAAACAACTTACAAATCATTATATGAAAACATTAAAAGGAATCTCTTAACATGGGAAAATCATCTATTACCCCTCCTCCGTCTAGAGATTATGGACAGGAAATGTCTTCTGCTTTAAATGCACAGGCAGGCATTCAAAATCAACTTCTTAGTCTTCAGGGACAATATGTTCCTCAGTACCAACAGATGCAACAGCAGGGTCTTATGGGACAAATGGGCTCTGTTGGAACCATGTATGGTCAGGCTATTAATCAATCTCAAGGTTTACAGAACCAAATGCTTGGTTCTCAGAATGCTATATATAATAATCTTGGACAGGCCGCTGGTCAGACTTATTCAAATAGCCTAGGTGCTGGTACTAATAACTTATACAACGGAATTCAACAGACTGCTCAAAATCAACTTAATGCTGGAACTAATTTAACGGCAAGTCAAACCCAGCAAGCACAGCAATCGGCTAGGGCGGCTATGCAAGCAAGAGGTCTTTCTGGTAATCAAGCGGCTCTCGGTGAAATGTTGAACACTTATAACATGGGTCAACAGCGTCAGCAAACTGCCCTTGCAAATGCTGGCTCTGCTTATAATCTTGGAGTTGCTCAACAAGGAAATGCCATGAGTCAATATGGTGTTCCTATGATGAATCAAATGAATTCTATTTCTGCTAATGGTCTTATGAATCAAGCATCTTCTAGTTATGGTGCATTAAATCAAGGAATGCTATTTCAGCCAGAATCTCAATACAACGCTTCGCTTATTTCTGCTAATCAGCAAAACCAAATGCAAGCAAGTATGGCTAATGCTCAGGCTAATTCTGCAATGATGGGTGGTTTACTTGGTATGGCTGGAACAATTGGTGGTGCTTTTCTTGGAAATCCAGCACTAGGCTCTATACTAGGAGGTACTAGCGGTAGTACAGTTGCTGGTGGTGCTATAGGTGCTGGGCTTTCAAGCACTCCTTCTTCTTACTTAGGTCAATATGGAATGAGTTACAAAAATTAATAATTTATGGCTTCTAACTTCCAACAGTATACTAATGGTGTTCAGCCAGTCTCAGGAATGTCTGAGGCTGGTGCTAATATAGGCAGAAATTATCAGCAAGGAATACAGTCTTTTGGTGCAAATCTTGCTGAAGGAATTAAAGAATATCATAAAAATTCAGCACTTAATGACCAGTCTCTTGCTGATGCTGATGCCATGTCTCATCATGTTGCTTCAATGCAACAGATGCTTTTGTCAGACCCAGAATATGCTCCATTTGCACATCACTTAGACCCTCTTGTTGATGACCTTTCTTCTATTAAAACAAAGGGTCTTTCTGCAAGACTTGGAATTTTAAATCAGGCTAAGGCTACATGGGGTGAATTTAATAGAGATTTAGGTGTGTATGAACAAATTAAAGGAAGTCAGCAAAGACGAGCAATTGCTGAATTTAACCCTCAAACTGGTGTTCAAAATATATCTGCAATGGGTCAGACTGAAGGATGGAGCAATGGAATGTCATATAATGACAATGAACAATCTGTAAGAAATAGTTATCGCAATCAAGTATCTAAACTTCCTGCTGGTGCTAAACCTATTGCCGAGCAGGAATATGTAGATAATTGGAAGCGTAATCTTCCTGATGCTATTAATTCAAATGACAAAATGAGTCCTCAGGCTAAGGCTTATTCCTTAGATTTGATTGGAAATGTCAATGCTGTTGACTCATTTAATAATGATGAATTGTCAAATCATCCTCAGGCAATTTTTGATAGATATTATTCAAATGCAAGAGATGATGAATGGGCTCAAGGACAAGGTTCTCCTCAATCTGCTCCTGCTGGACTTCCTGCTCCTGCTGGACTTCCTGCTCCTGCTAGTGCTATTAATTCTGGAACTGGTGCTACTGCTTATCAAGGAAACCCTGCGGCTCAAACAGGACTTCCTGACATTAATCTTCCAACAATTCAACAGGAAGGAACTCCTACTAATTTAGGTGCATCTGCAGTTACAGCACAGGCTCCTGCTCCTAAGTTTAGTCCTGAACAAAGTTTGCAATTGTACAATGAATTTAAGAAAACAAATTCTCAAGCAATTGCTCTTCAAGATAAACTTTCAAGACAATGGGGAGTAAAGGATGAATCTGATGTTTCTCTTCTTAAATCTCTTATAACAAAAAGAACTCAACTTGGTAGAGTGCTTGCTGAAAGTGGAGCATATGTTGACCCAAATCAACAGATAAGAACTAATATAGCACCTCCTTCTTTAGTTGGTAATCTTAATGCTCCTGAATCAACTTCTGAAAATTCAGGTTCTTTGTATACAATTAAAAAAGGGGATACTCCTGCTATGATTGCAAATGCAACAGGAAGAAGTACTATGTGGGTTGCAAAAGCAATGATTGCACAAGGTTACAATCCTAATACTATTAAAGTTGGTACTAAAATAGACCTATCTGTAGATGGAATTGGAGGACAAGTTGCTAAACCTAAAAAGGGAATTCAGGTTCTTAAACCTAGAAATAAAAACAAAAATGAAATTGACCCTAGTGATAGAGAGGTAGTTCCACCAAGTCCATATGATGTTTCAGTTCCAGCAAATGAAACAGAAGATACATCAGATGCATCTACCCCAAGTGAAGAAGATATAAATAAATATACTACTGATTCAGAGGGAAATATACATTATAATGGAGAAATAAATGCGAGCAAAATTGCTCCAGATAAAGTTGTTGATTCTGAAGATGATGCAACACAGGTTCCTCTTAACATACTTCCAGTAAATACTCCTAGTAGACTTGCTATGGGTAATCAGGCTAGTGCTGTTGCATCTGGTGCTAAACTTCCTGAAGTGTCTGCACAGAAACCTATTAGTTCTTATACGAAACCTGAACAAGAAAAAATCAGTATAGCAAAAGACAGCACATATGAAAGACTAAGTGATATTGATTCGCAAAAGCGTTCTATTCAGCCTGCTATTGGGTATTTGCAGGCAATGAGAGATTCTGTTGCAAAAGGAGATTCATCTATGGTTGATTATAACACCATAGGTCAATCTGCAATGATGCATCCTGATATTGCAATTGCTGCAAAAGTAGGTGCTGATGCGGCTTTGCTTTGGTTTGGTGCTGGTGCTAAACTTGGTGGAGGACTAAAGCAAGGAGTTCAGGCAATTCAAGGAATGAAAGGAATGGCACAAGAAACTAGAATTGCTCAACTTGCCGCTAATGCAAAGAAGGAATACGATGGATATCTTAAAGTTGCTGAAATTGGTAATGATACTATTTCATCTGCTGGGAAAAAAGAACTTCTTGGAAATGCCATTGATTCTGCACTTCGTGAAGGTGGACTTATTAAAGCAAGTCTTACTGCGGCTCAAAAGGCTGACCTTGTTGCAAAAGTTGGAACTCAAGCGTCAAGAGGTGCTTTCTGGACTGCTCTTGTTAATGGAATGGTTAAGGGTGGAAAAGAAGATGTTCCTGACAATATTTATGATGCAACAATAAGAACAGAAATAAATTCTGCACTTACTGATGTAAGAAAACTAAGAACTGGATATGGATTTGCTGGAGGAATTCCTTTTGCAACAGAACTAGGTGCTAAGGATGATATGACTTCTCTTGAAAAATCTAGAATCATGGCTACTCTTGATAACAAGATTAACGATATGAAATCTAGACAACAGGGGTTTTCTGGAATTGAACAGCAGTTAAAATCAAGACTTGTTAATCATGATATGCTTCTTAACGACATTTATCCAAAGGTTCTTGCTGGTCAAGATTCTACAATAAATCCTGCTTATAAAAAACCTTCTGAAAATAACACTGTTGATTCTGGAACTGGTGTAAGCGATTATACTTATGTTAAACCTCAAACACTAGGAAGTGTACAGATTCCAGAAACTTTAAGTGCTGAAGAAAAGAAAACACAACTTAAACAATATCTTACTAAAAAGTTTGGGTATCTTCCTGCTTCGTTTAATGATATGTATAAGCAGATGTATCCTGAAGAATCTTTGCAGTTTAGAAATACTCCCTATGGTGCATTGTTCTTTGATGGCAAGGAATGGAAACAAATGAGCCATGCTGGTATGCAACCTCATGAAATAGCCGCTAATAAGGCTGTTCAGTTTGGTCAACTTACTCCAAATGGAGATTATGTCCCTACACAGTTTATATCTACAAGTCCAGTTAAAATAGGTGGTCTTGGTTCTTTTGGTTCTCCTGCTGACGCTACCAAGTTTAGGGAAGAATATGCACATATATTGAATGCTACTTCAATTGTTGATAAACTTGAAAAAATTAATGAAACTCAATTTGCTTCTTTAAGTCCTGAGCAAAGAGGCAGAGCATTACAATTAACAAGAGAACTTGCTGGCAATCTAAGAAAAGAACTTATTGGTGTTGGTAATGTATCTGATTATGAGCAAAAATTGCTTGAAGATATAGTTCAAAATCCTACTGATTTTTTCTCTCTTAAAAGTACAACAAGGGCTAAATATAATCAATTGCGTGATAATGTTTTACAAAAGATTGTTACAAAGCCTCAGGCTTTTGGTTTGACTGTAATTCTTCCTAAAGATAAATCTTCCGACATAATGGCGGCAAGAGAACGCTATCTACAAAATCTTAGAAAATAATGGCTGAAATATATGCTAGTCCTCAGGGTGAAGCACCTGTAAATAATAATAACATTGGAGGACAAGTTTTTACTGGAAATCCAGATGTTGATTCTTACATAAACTCTCTTCCAGAGGAAGAAAGAAAAGATGCTTATGATAAAATAACTGCACCTAAAAGCGGTGAAGAAATCCATAGAGATATGCTTGACGCTGATGAAGCAGGACAAGTATATGACCCTAATAAAGAGGATTGGATGAAGTTAAATGATTTTTATAAAACAAAGGAGACAGATATATTTGATTCTTTATCTGGTGCGGCTGGAAGTATATATAAACAATTTGCAAAAGCAGGAAGTTCGCTTGCTGATAATCCATCAGATATAACCAATAAATTAGCACCTAGCGTTGTTGAGGCTTTTGGTCAATCAACAAGAATGATGTATGGTATTCTTGCACAAAGTGCTAATTCAACATCACCTCAAAGTAGATTTTTTAATGCATTAAATGGAGTTAAAGAAAATAGCGATGCGGCTTATCGTGAATTTCTTGATGCTAGAAACTTCTTAAGAGAAGGAAGACAACTTGAAAAAGGTGAAACAAGTCTTATTATAAAAGATAAAGACCTTCTTAATAATGATGTAGTTCAGGCCGCTTCTTATGTTGCTGACCCTTCTTGGTTTATTCCATTTGGAGGTATTGCAAGCGGAGCCGCACATGCTGTTGGTCTTGGTGAAAAGGCTATGATGGTATCTGCTAAAATAGAGGGTCTTAAGGCTCTTGTTGTTGGTGGTGGACTTAAATATGGAGTTGGATTTCCTATTGAATTTGTAGGAAAAGCAACAAGAGGAACTCTTGATTATGCGGCTGAGAAGGCTGGTCAAGGATTTGAGGCTATTGCTGGAGTATCTAAAGATGACTTCAGGAATGGCCTTAAAGCCGCTGGAGTAGGCAGTCTTAGTGCTTCTGCATTAGGACATAGCATACCATATGCTTCTGCGACTGTAGGAATTGGTACTGCCACCTATGGGGCATCTGTAGCCGCTTCTGGCATAGGAGAGGCTGTTGGTCTTGTTGGTGACCAGATTCTTCAGGGAGAGCGTGGTTTGGCTTCATATGCTAAAAGAGCATTAAACGAGACAGCCAGAAGTGGTGTTGCAATATCTCCTCAGGCAAGAGCCTTGCTTAAACTTGTAAATGGATTTGACCCACTTATAGATTACGGAACACATGTAGCAGAAGGTGCTTTTACAGGTTCTGCTATTGGTGCTGGTCTTGGTTGGTGGAGTGAAGGAACTGAGGGAGCCGCCGCTGGTGCTGGTGCTGGTCTGGCTTTAGGTTCTATTGGTGCTACTACTGGACGATTGGTTTCTGATGCTTTTGGTGCTACTCGTAAGATGCGTACTAACATTGAAGCACAGTTTGTACTTAGAGGTCTTGATGAAACTGCTCCTGCTCAGGCTAACATGTGGAGAAATGCAGAAACATGGGCTAATGCAAAAGGATTTTCATTTGATGGAATTCTTGCCGCTAAGGATATAGTACATCCTGATACATCTATTAATCTTCGTTCTAATGAAGGAAACAAAGAATTTCTTCTTAGCAAAGGACTTGACCCTGAAAAGTATGATGGAATGACTATTCTTCCTGATGGCGATATGCCATTAAGCCAGAAAACATTTGAACACAATAATGGATATGTAGTTGAAAACAGTGCTAACGGTTCTGTGCAAATACATATCAATGCAGACAATGCATCTAGGGCTACTCTTCCTCACGAAATTTTGCATTCAATTTTACGCACAAGCGTAATGAAAGATTATTATGTTTCTGAACTTAAAAGCAGAATTCTTGGAGAAAGGGATAACGCTGGCAATGAAATCCAAAGAGGCGTTATAAAACAGAATGAAGTTAATGATATGTTCAGAAGATACATTGACGCTGAATTTAGTCAAAATCCTGAAGCACATACTGATGCTTTAAAGCGTCTTCAGATGGCTCAAGATAAGTGGACTGAAGGAGGCCAAATGATTGCTGATGCTGAACTTGGTGGAAGACCGCTTCTTGAACATCTTGCAGAAGAATTTGGTGCATATTATTTCTCTCACCTAGTAATGAATAAGCCAATAGATTGGCTATATCATGCTGGAGATTTGCCAGGAATTCGTGGAGTTTTAGAAAATGTAAATCTTTCTTGGACTGAATATTGGAGAGATAGAATGAACTTCAGTCATCCTGAATTTGATTTTAACAGAACATATACTGATAAAGATGGCATAGAAAGACTTGTTCCTATTGATGAAGTATTCAAACCTTATAGGGGTAGCAGAGTTATCAATCCTGCTATGGAACGATTCTTTAAAGACATGCTTAAAATTGAAAGGCATGTAAATCAAACTGGAGTTTTTGATATCAATGCTTTGTCTAAAGATGCCAGACAAAGATTTATAGATGGTAATGGACTTGATGGAGTGTTTTCAAAACAGCCTGACGGAACTTATAGGCATAATACAGAAGCACAGATTGCTAAAGAAAATAAGATTAAAGGAAAGAATATCTATAAGATGCTTATGGGTGTTCCTGATAATCTTCGTACATTTACTACTGATGGTGAAGGAGTAATAAGAGGGCCATTTAGTGATGAACTTGTTGACCAAATGATTAACTCTGGACACATGAGCAGAGAGTTTGGAAACAAACTTAAGATGGCTCAGAAAGTTATTTCTGGAGATATCAAAGGTAATCTAATTGATTTTGGTGGTATTGGAGTTACTGCTGAAAGGGCTGGAGATGTTAATAACCCATCAAGAATGTGGGGAAAGAATGTGCCATTTAAATCTAGGACTGGATTATTGTACGGTCTTGATATAGCCATTAGCAAAGATGGAGATTATACATTCAAGGCTAACATGCTTGATTATAAAGTCATTGAACTGCGTTTAAATAATATGTGGGCTGACCCTAATACTCAGAAACTTTGGAATGGAAACACTGCAGAATTTAAGGCTGACTTTTATAGATATCTTGAAAATGCATCTAAAAATGCATTCAATCCTGATGGTACTGTTAATGCTGACAGGGTTCCGTCTGCACAACTTTGGACTGATGGACTAGGTGAAGACAGAAGAAATGTAATGCATCAGGCTCTTGGTCTTGCAAAAGGAGATTCTGATACATTTTTGAATTCTCCTCTTGCTGAAATTAAAAGAAATTCAATGTCTAGCGTATTTGATTTTAGCCTTAACCGAATGACAAATGTTCGTGTTAGGTCACAAAGCCTTCCTTATACTCATTCCAATGCTTATAGAGATTTAGTTCGTAACTGGTCACCAAATGAGATGCACAGTGAAGAAACATCTAATGGACGAACATTCTGGCATCCTTCTGGATTTAGGGCTATTCAATACAAAGGTGGACAAACTGATGCATTTGATGAAGACGGAAATAAAATAGGTAGATTCCCTACATCTCATGATGCGGCTGAAGCAATGCGTAAGAGAGCATTGAAACAACCTTCAAGTGTTCTTCTTGCATCTAATATGAATGATGGAGATAAAACAGGTGAATTTGGACGCAAATATGATTTAGCATCAAGTGAATGGAAAAGTTCATTTTTAGGAAAATTTCATGAATTAAATAAAGACAAGATAGACCCAGACGGAAAACTTACTCTTAAACTTGCTCAAAATTCTCTTTATAGATTAAAGATAGAACTTCATCATCCTGATATGGATGGAAGCAATGGAAGTTCTTTTGCTACAATATCTGCAAATATAGACCGTTTTAAAGATGCCGCAACTATTGGATTTTCTACAGTTGATAATCCTAAGTTTACAGGAAAAGGTTTTGGTAAACTTCTTTATTCTGAAATGGCTGAAAGGCTTAGGGCTAGTAATGTTAAATATATGGATGGAATGCTTGTTGGAAGAGAGCCTATTGGTATAAGAAGAAAGATGTTTGGTTCATTAATGAGAGAAGTTGAAGATGAAGTAGGACAAAAATCTTTTGAAACAATTCCTGCGTCTATACCAAATGAAGCAATAAGAGGAGATAAATATTATACGCTTCCAGACCTTACTAGACTTTCAAGATTTCAGGCTGAACAACTTGCGGCAAAAAATAAGGTATCTGTAGATAGAATGGTAATGGAACATAGACTTAGAGAACAACAGAACTCTCTTTTTGTTAGAAATGAACTAGACCCTAATACTCGTTATTCTCCGCATGAGGCTGGAGGTGAAGAAGCAATGCTTTCTCCAGATAGTTTAGAATATAAAACATTTAAAGATTCATTTAAAACTTACGAAAAATACAACCTTCCTTCACAGATGGAGCCAAGGCAGTTTGACCCTACTTTATTTGAAAGTTTAGTTGGACATGCTGGAGGAACTAAAGACCCATTTGCAACAGTTCCTAATCCAAGAATTAATAATCTTTGGCAGTATTTAGATTATCATCAAAAGAAAAAATCAACTGTACTTGTTAAAGATATATTAAAATATATTACAGACATGGGTGATTCTATTCATCCTAATGTTGCAAATGATTATCATAGCAAGATTGCAAAATATCTTATGGCTATGGCTGAAGATAATCAGTTAAATCTTCCTGTTCATATTAATGCTGGTAAGACTTGGCATGGAGGAATCAATGATATTGCAGTAGGTACTCAATATGAAGCAAGGGTTACCAGAGAAGCAACACTTCAGGAAAGATATGCACAACTTGTAAAATCAATAGACCCAGAATCAATAAGAGAAGCAGCAAATCTTAAAAAAGAAATTGAACGACGCAAAAAGGGAATAAAAGAAATAAAAGAAAAAGAGGATATTTCCAAACTCTTTCGTGGAGATGAAGAAGAAGAAGATGGTGTTGAACAAGAACAGCAGAAAGATGCTAAATTTAGATTTCCTCAAATTGTAGTAACTGAAAGAAAAAGCCATCAACCGCTTCATCTTAATCTAGCACAGTTAATTGATAAGGCTTGGATTGCACAAAAAAGACAATACAACATAGGAGACTATTCTGGAAGTGAATATCAAAGAAGAGTTCAGGCTTTATCTGGTCATTCATTTGAAGGAACAGCACTTGAAGAAATGGGTCATTCTTTATTGGCTCAGGCTGAACAACATGCAATTGGTGCTAATCCAGAACTTAAAAATCTTCTTTTAACTTATAATGATAATCCTGACGCTGGTTCTAACCTTAAAGGACAACCATGGGCAAGAGGGGTTGATGCATTTATATCTAGAACTGAATTAAGAATTGCAAATGGAATAACTCTTCCAAAATCAGAAGTTGCATTTGCAAGAATACTTGCACTGCAAAAATGGATGCTTAAGAATACATTTATTAAAAATGAAAAAACTGGTGCTATAGAACCTGCTTGGACTTCAAAAGGAGTTGTATTAAATAAGGCTACTCATACTGAAAAAGGAAAACCTTCTTCAAATAGAGGTGTTGTTGAAAAAGGATATGTTGTTGCTTCTCCTTGGGATTATGCAAGGCAAGCAATGTCTAGTAATAGAACTGGTGGTTCTGCAAATGCACCAGCAACTAATTCATATTTGAATCAATTTCTTAATACAAAAGGATTTGAACTTGAATCACCTGAATTAAAATTAAGAAGTGTATATAGGCTTATATCTACTGCTGAGTTTCAAATAGCATTATTTAATGACCCACAGTTAATGGGTCAGTGGTCACTTATTCCTGAACACCCAGAATTGCTTAAAGCACTTGAAACTCCAGAAACAAAGGCTGGTCTACTTCCTAACATAAGTGATTTAAATTATCAAGTTTCAGAAGCAGTATCTCAATTTGTAACTTCAGAAGGAAAGCCTACCAAAACAATACTTAATCAATTAATAAATGAAATAACAAATGTTCTTGATGCTGGAAGAAGAAGCCCAAATGACATTCTTTTGACAGATTTACAAAACGAAAGAGGTATTAATGACAGGTTGCCAGAAAGACCTGTAGGATATCTTAATTCAAATGAAAAGATTCATGTAAATGAATGGAGAGAAAAAATGAATGAATGGGCTATTCAAAATAATAAGAAAAGCCCACTTGAAGGATTATCAGATTGGCAAATATGGAAGAAACTTAAAACAGGTTTTGAAGGAATGAATTCAGTTAAAATAGGTGTAATGAAACCTAAGTCTATAGAAGAAACATCTGTACAAAGTGTTTCAAATGTTAGTGGATTAAAAAGAGATATTAAAAAAGTTCCTCCAAGTCCTCAACTTACAAATAAAGGAAATCCAGTTACTGCTGGAATGTGGAATGAAAACACCCAAAGATATGAACTTATTACTGGTGATGAACATCCTGTACAGGAAGAAATACAAGAAGAAGTGCATCAACCAGTTGTAGATACAGAAACAGGAACTCATGAAGTTACTGAAGATGGACAAAAGATTTATATAGAAGAAGATGGAACTAAATATATAATAGATACTGAAGGTAATAAGATTGAAGTAGATGAAAATAAAAAACCTATTATTGATACAGAAACAGGTAAACCTAAAATAGTACCTCCTAAAATTCCTCCTGTAGTTGAACCTAAGGTTCCTCCTGTAATTCAACCTAAAGTTCCCCCTGTAGTTCCTACTCCAAATGTTCCTAAGCCTCCTGTACCAATGCCTAAGCGTGATTACACTAAGGCTGATATCAGTGTATGGCGTTCTTGGAAGACTGAAACATATAGCAATGGTTCAAGTTTAAGCAATGCGTTAGGTTGGATAATCATGCAACAGAATGGCAACTTTAGAGTATATAATCCTTACAAACAATTGATGGGTATTTATAAAGATGAAGAGCAAGCCAAGCGTAGAGTTCAAAGGGAGGAACCTAAACGATGAGTCCTGTAGACCCAACGCTTATTGAGACAGCAGAAGAATTTAAGAAGGGCGGTTGGGTGGTTGCTGTCCTAGGAGCATTGGGTGCTATTGCTAGATTCATAATTACAGAAGAAAAATGGCAAGCAGTTGTCTTTGTCCGTAAGGTTATTGCTGGCTCGATAGTTGGTACGCTGATTTACTTCGCCATCAACCATGCTCCCATAGATGCAATTTATAAGGGCATTATATATTCCTCTGCTGGTGCGTTAGCCCCAGACATATTTGAGTGGATAAAAAGAAAATTTATTAAACAAACTAAATAATATGGATAAACCTTTTTTAAATAAATCTGGAGTTGATTGGTATGAAATGCCAATTTCAGATACTGGAAGAGATACTAATAATTTAAGCAATGATATATTTAGAATAATAGGAGCAGAAAATAAAGAAGATGCAAATATTGCTTTAAATGATTTTTACAAAACTGGTGCAATAAGAGGTAGCGGCTCATTTAATGGAGAGGCTTATTTTAATCACAATGCACCAGACTATTCATATTATTGGCACAATGCAAATACAATTAATCAAAGACAAAAATTAATCTCAGCATATGGAGAAGATAAAGTTATTCCATATAATTATGTTATTCAAGGAAATGAAGATTTTTTTACTCCTATTTCTCAAAATAATAATCCATTATACCATCGCATATATAGCACTGTTGGAGATTCTAAATTACCATCTGGAGATTCTAGAACTATTGGTTCAAGATATTGGGTTATTTCTCCAAATGAATCAACAACTGTTGATAAAACAGATTTACAATCATTTAGTAATGTTATAAATCCAAATAATAGAAAAGGTTTAAAAATAACTGGAGGATATACTGGTGATGTTAAATTAAATTATCCAGAAGGTTCAACTTCTCCTTCAAACTTTCCACAAGCAAAGGTTACAACAAATATAAAACCACAATCAAAAATAGTATATGACAGAATAACTCCTTTTTTAGAAAGACCAATTTCTACTCATTTATCAAATGCAAATGTTGAAGGAAATATATTTTTTAATGCTGCAAAAACAAGACCTTTAAGTACTAATCCTTTAAGTTTAGGTTCTATGTCTGGAATATCTGGTGCGGCTAAGGCTACTGCTTTAACTGCTGGTGCGATAATGACTCCAATTCAAATTGGAATGCAAATAAATGCATTAAATAAAAGCAATATTATGGATAGAGAATATGGAGATTCTGACCCTTTATCTATTCGTCCTATGTATGATTTTGCTTTGTCTAAAATAATGAATGGACAAAAATATTCTGATTCTTGGAAAGCAATGAATGATAGGGTTTCAGACCCTGAATTTCAAATGCGTAATCCTATTTCTTCAGTTCCTTATAATCTTATTCATGGAAACATTGAACCATTAAAGGCTTTTGCTCAAGGTTATGTTCCTGCATTTCTAAAATGAATTTACAAAAACTGATAATACTCTTTTCTTTTGTAACTTTAATTGGTTGCACTTCTATTCCTGCACCAACTACTATCATACTTGAAAATAATGAAAAAGATATATACATTAACAAGATTGAAAAAGAAGTTTCAGAATCTGTGTCAGCCCTTGTTGCGGTTGTTCAAACCTTACCTGAAGGAATTCCTAAAGGGCTTGTCGAAAATCAAATCGAAAGATTGTCAGCCATCTCAAAGCCATCTGTCGAAACGACAGAGAGATTTAAAAAGATATTGTCATCAGATAACATCTTTGCCGTCAAACAAGACAGAAAAGAAGCGATTGAAGTAAATCATGATACTGAAAAACTTAGGTCTGTAATAATACAAAAGGATTCCGAACTCAATAAGGCAAAGATATCCTTGCAAATCGTTGAGGCTAATAATCAAAGGGAAATAAAAGATAAAATTCTATGGATGATATCATGTGTTGGTGCTGGAGTTGCTGTACTTGGATTGTTAATAATTTCCTTTGCACCAGTTACTTGGAAGTTCAGAGGGTTTGTATTGTCAATAGGTGGAGGACTTGCTGTGTCATCTTGCTGGATACTTGATACATTCTGGTTTCAATGGGTAATAGGTTCTGCTGTTGTAATAGTTATATGTGATATAGTTTACACTGTATTAACTTCATTTAAGACAACTTCTTTACACGCTGAATCTGTTGAGGGTCTAATGCTCCATAAGCCCATAGACTCTTCTCAGGAAGTTTCCGAATCCAAGCACGATTAGAACATCTGCATTGATTCTTTTGATTTTCACCGTCTGGGGCTGACAAAATGGTATTACATTTAGTACAGACTAGATGATTACTTTCTAAGTGTTTCATATATTTTATAATGCGGAATAGGTCTAGTAACCATGCCAGACTTAATTCTAAAATTCTTTACTTCAATTGTGCCTGCTTCAATACAACGCTGGATTCTTGTTAATGCAGTTCTTCCATTGATATTCCACATTCTACCCAACTGACGAGCAGTATAAAATTTTTTATCTGGAGTTTCAACTTGCAATTTATTAACAAGTGTTTGAAGTTTTTTAAGTTTACAATTATTCATAGTCCTTTAATAGAATAGATAAATTCTTTTCCCACCCTATGGGCTTGCCACACTTTCCAGTCTTTCCCTTGGACGAACCCATAAGTCCAGCCAGACCCCCATTTTGAGGTGGCTAGGCGATTTTTAGCGTAGCCAATTGCCTTTTTTTGACATAGGCATCCACCAGAGAATCCAACAGCCCCTAAATGCTTTCTGGCGTTAATTTGCTGAATGCTATGGATATGACCCATGATGACAGCACCCTCTGGCTCTGCGTAATGAATAGCGTGTTCTTCTACCGCACGAACACCACAAGTATAGCCATGCACAAAGGCAATTTTATTGATACGATGAACTCCTGTTTCAGCATGATAATCGTAAATCTTTTTACAACCATGTTTCTTTAAGTGATTACGAATATCTTGTTTTAAATCCATACAATAATCTTGCATCATACCAATGGTGCTTCCCTCAATAATCTGGTCTAACCTATCGTCATGGTTTCCATTTAAAAAAACTGTAGGTTCTACACGGCTTATAAATTCTTTGCCAGCCTTTACATCAGCAACTAGTGATTCATTTTCCTCTCTTGCACCAGCACCACGCCTAATAGAACGGAAGTCCCAGTTATCTCCAAGATGCACGATTTCATGCGGATTGAATTTCTTTAAAAACTTATAAAACTCTTTGGCAACATCTTTGTCTACCATGTCTCCGTGGTTATCACCAACTGCTACGAATTTAATTAATTTGCTCACGACTTCTTGCCCTCCTTGGCGGCGTTTAGTTGGTCAATCACTCTAGCCAAAGAGTCATTCGCCTTGCGGAGCATGATGTTCTCGCAGGAGATGTCGGAGTGTTGCTTGCCCAGTTGCTTGCAGAGGGTGTCCAGTCGCTCGACCTCGGCCTTGAGGCTGATGGTCTCGTTGCTCCGCTCGACTTGGGTGAACATCATTCGGATGTTGATTGCACGCCAGTCCTTGCAATCGGCCTTGAGGCAGGCGTTCTCTGGCACAAGTACAGCGTTCCTGACCTCTAGCCTTTCGATATAATTATTGAGGCGAGCGTTTTCTTCCTTTGTTTCAGCATAATCACCGATGGCTTGCCAATTCGTGCTGTCGGTCAGCGATACGGTC